CACCTGGGGGTAAGTTACCCGGGTCCGGGTGCCCACATGAGTATGGGGGGCGAGTTGGGCTTGGCCCACGCCGGTGTATACCGTCCTCCTTGGCCGGAGGTTAATCCAAGCTATGACTACGCTTGATGCGCAGACCAGTAGTTCTCTGGTGATACAAAGTTCCGGTGCCGTCAGCGAGCTGGCGGCGGCGGCGAGTCCAGATGCCACCTTAAATAATAAATCTATTCAGGGGAGCACAATACTCCCCACCTCTGTCAAAACCGTTGGACCGGTGAACGAGGTAAAACAATCCCGTCAGCGCAAGGCTGTAACTTGCTGCGCGTGCGCATGCGTAGAACAAAATGCGCGGAGAGTGGGCATCTTGCGCCCATATCCATGGCCGCCTTCTGAAGATTTTCTACATTGGGAGACGGTCCCACAATTGAGTCGGGTACACCATTGTCCAGAAGAGTACAGTGCATATTTGCCCCTTGTTGAGAAGGTTAGCATTTGCGGCATGCGTCACTGTGGCTTCATACGCGGTAATGAGTGCCGTGATTGTGAGCGTGTTCGCTCTCATTATCGTGGCTCACGCGTGTGTTGGCAATGTGGACAGTCCGTGCCATTGCTTTCTGACCCTTGCCCTCAGTGCCACTACAGACCACTGACTGTGGATGAGCGTGGTGAGATCGCGGAGGCTCCGTTGTCCAAGGGCCAGCGTCAGCGTCGGAACCGTCAGCGGCGTGCCACGCGCCTTATGGGGCCGGGGCCAGTGCCACCGTTGGAAGAGATACCGCAGTCGGGGGCGCATGGTAAAGCTCAAGCTGGGGTTGATTTGGTTGGTGTTGAGTCAAACCCTGGTCCACGTCGTACAAACATTAAGGCCACCGGAAGAGCAACATTAGGCCGTCCTTTGACGCCCAAGCAACCGGTGCCGCGCGACGTTCCTGATGTGTGGCGCCCGCGGGCCGTGCCCAGGCCTACACTGAATAGGCGCCCGACGATGGTCGTGATGCCTCATGCCCGCCGTCGCCCCCCTCCTCCTCCTCCTCCCCGCCGCCGCAACAAATTTCGCGCGGCGGCTGCCGCTGTTTGGAGTGGGGTGAAGAAGGCTGCCTCTTTTGCGCTGCCTATTGTTGGGAGGGCGTTGTTGTCTTTCCTTGGTGTTGGGGCGGGTGTTACAGCGCATTATGATCAATTGGGGCGCCGTCATCTTGTACGTACAGTTGGAAGTAACGTTGGAAGCACCATAGTGCCAGGGCAGGTACTTATGAAGTACCGTGTGTCAGTGGGGCCTGCAGGCAGCCGTAGCCGCCAAATGGCGGAGCTTTATGAGAAGTTCCAAGTACATGGGTTGCGCCTAGTTATCACCCCGTCTGCGGCATTGACGAATTCGGGTGTTCTAGGTTATGTTTTTGTGCCTGATAGTGAATCCACTGAGTTGGAAAATATGTCCGCCTCCGAACTATTAGCCACCATAACCACGCGCCCTGGCTATCGGCAGGTGAACATACGTGATCGTGCGACAGTTAATTTTCAGCTGCCGCCATCTGTATTTTATATACGTGAATTGGATCTGGCCGCTCGCATGATTTCACCTGGTTCAGTTTATGTGGTTAATATCACCTCAGTGGATAGTGCAGTTTTGCCTGTGGTTGAGGTGGTCACTCAGTATAGTTTTTCTGGTACGTCAAGTGCCCCTCAGCGTGAGACGCACAAGGGTTACCAGTTTGCCGCCACCATGAGTACCACGTCGCTTCAAGCGAATTATTTGTATTATAGTGTGCATAATTTTGCAGGGTTTAATATGGACACGCAGTCGATGGCGGAAGTGCATTGTGAGGCAATTGAGGATTTTACATTTGCACTGGGGCTGCCGGCCTTGCGGTTGCGGGCCGGCGAGTCAATTTCTGTTTCGTCTGAGATGCTTCGTGAAGCACTCTCTGAACACATCTTGAATGTTCCTCACGTTTACGCTGGTCACGCTGATTCGTTTGATATTGCTACGGTAAAAATGTTAGACTACCAGTCAGATGCGAGTGATGCTACGTTGGGGCCACGCCAGTTCTATGCTAGCGTGGATGTTGATAGCACGCTCGTGTTTTTGCCGGGAACGGTGTCCGAGGATGCCCCGTATGAGTACAATTATCCAACGAGCACGCACGTCTCGCCGACAAGTTGGTGCGTGTTTGTTGCGTCGGGGGATAGAGTGCCTGATTCGGTCGCCCTGGCACTGCCAGAACGTCATGTACCGTGTGGCCGTGGTACGCGGGAACTGTCGAAGCTGGAAAGTAAGAATGAAATTGCAAAGGTGGAGGGCAAAAGTGAGGCCCTCTCACCCGCTCCCGAGAGTCCGGTTTTAGTGCCCGCTTTGTCACTGTCTGCAGCCACATGTGTCGCAGCAAGACCGCGCATTTGTGCGGCTGCTCTTCCCCGGAAAAAGCTAGCGGGTTCGGATTTGGTGGGTGTGGAAACCAATCCAGGTCCAGGCGGCCGAACCGGGCGCAGTCGTAAGGCCCGTCGGGAAAAGAAGCATGCTGCGGCTCAGTTGGAGAAGCCAGGTGCTGTTCGTGTGCAGCAGCCCAACGCTCTTACTGGGCGCTTGGAGTGGACATTGAAGAAGAAAAGGCCGGTGGGTGATAAGTTGAAGTCTTATCGGCGTGACGTCGAAGAGTGGAGTGAGGCATCGGATGTGGATGAATGCTTTGATTCATCCTCCATGCCTGAGAAGTACGGCATGGCTGGGTCAATGAGCCAGCAATTAAGGCACCAGGTTGGGATGGTGTTGCCGTTGTCGAAGACGCCTGTTGTGGTGCAAGCACCGCCGAAAGTGTTATTTCGTAAGGCCTACAAGCCCGGGACGCATGCCGCTAGCATAGCTGCACCCGCGGAGGAACCTTTCCCTTGTCTAACAGCTACTCAGAAAGTGCTGCGCGATCTTCCACCGGCTTTGGGGAACGTGCGGAATCGTCCCCTTTCCATGCCCCAACAGCGGCCGACCCCGAAAGTATGGCCCTCATTGATGCCGAGCTCGTTGTATCGGGCTGGTGTTAGGGCGAAGCCTGCCCCGGATGTACCATTACGGAAGGGGATATTGAACACATTTGTTCGTAATGGTGAATGCGTCTTCCCTCCTCCACGGCCCTCTCAACCACATGCTGCTGCTTCTTCTCAGCAAGGTGATGTGTACGGCATAATTCTTCGGGCAGTTGCGCACAAGCCCGATGTACCACTGTCTGACGCGTGGGGTGTCGTAGCACAGTGTGTGTTGTCCTACCTTGGTGATGACGTACCACCACCGCTTCCTCCCGATTTGTCTTCAGCGCAAGCGTCTTCATTGAGAAAATGCGGTCAGAGGTTTGGGCCACGTACCGTCAAACAGGAGTTATTTGATGGTCTGACGAATTTGGCTGTGCGCAAGTTGAGTCCCAAAGAAGATCTTTTTGACGGCCGGTTGGGTGTGAAAACACCAGTGGGGAAGAATGCATGGCTGGTGCCCATGAACACCGCACCGGCGAAGAAGCCCGTCGACCTGACATCACGGCCAGTGGGTAAGGTGGAGATGATCAATTCTGCAGGTAAGGCCACTTTGGATAGGATAGAGCAAGTGGTTGGTGTTATGGCCCAGCAGCTTAAGGTTGACTGTGGTTCAAATTATCCATTGAAGACCAGCGTTAAGCTGGTCATGCCAGAGTTTGCTCGTGTCGTTCGCAATAGCAAGGACCAAGTGGTTGGTGCGCTTGTGCATAGGGGTTTTGTAAATCAAGACCCAAAACGGGGTCTCATGCCATGGTTGAAGTCCAGGGTGTCGAGCTTGAAACGTGTGATCTCTCGGTGGTGGCATGATTCGCCCTATGTCGAGCCTGCACCTGTCCATGAGTGGGTACTATGCAGTCAGGAAGCAGCGGAGTGCATTTTTGACCCACATGATAGTGAGCAGGTTGCTGGAGTTCTTGACTTGCGGCAGACGAGTAGTCTGGCGTGCAAGCTACGGCGCCCATTGGAGGATGATTTTTATGAATTTCTTGTTCATACCTCCTACGACGCCTATTCGCAGTGCAGCACGACCCGTATACAGTTGCACCGCATGCTTTGTGCCGATTTGGTCGCGCGTTTTGGACTGCGCGCATTTACGCGGCTGGAGTTCGACGCCGCTTTCGATGTGGCCGTGAAACCGCTAAACGTGAACTCTTATCTCCATCCTGAGTTGCGTGAGGCCACGTTTTTGTTTGTGCGCGATTACGCAGCGAGTGTGCGTAATCGCCATTTGAAAGCGGGGTTGGATTTTCAACTCTAGCGCCGCCACATATCCGCGGCACTCCAGAGACCACAGGCTACAGGCGTCTTCGTGAGAATGGGTTTGGGCCCTACGCGAAGGTGAAGTCCTGTTTAATCAGTGTGGATGAAAGTGAGAGAGTGAAGGCTCACTTGCCTGTTATGGTCAGTTTAGGAGTGCATGTGGAGGGCGCTTGTTTGCCGATCCCAGACCCCACTTCACTTGACGGAGTCATTGGAGGGCTAGCGAAACGGAATTGTACGCGAAACCCGGACATTGACCCCGAGGTGATGGCTGAGTTTGAATCGTTTGTGGGGGAGTTCTTAGAAGAGAACCTCGTCCCGCTGGGCGGCAAGTTGATGAGTATTCGTGAATACTTGTCACAAACACATTACCCCTTGTGGCGCCAAAGACAGATATTGGACGCCGCTATACTGCGGGGCTTTGATGTGGATGGTGAGAATGATGATGGTCTCACCATGAGGGACGATGAGTGTATTCAGCATGTGAAGCACGAGACATATGCTGAGTATAAGGAGGCTAGATTAATAAATGCGCGCCCTGATTCGTTTAAGGCGTTCTGCGGCCCACTCTTTCATATGATAGAGAAGGCCGTTTTCTCACTGAAGTGGTTTGTGAAATATACCCCAGTGCGTGAGAGGGCAGCGCTTATAGCCTCGATTTATTCTCCTGGTTGCTCAGTGTATTGTACTGATTACTCGTCTTTTGAGTCGATGTTCGTGCAGCGCTTGTGGAACGCTGCAGAAGGTCAGTTATACCGATACATGACCAGGAACCTTTCAGCGCGATTACAGCGCGTGGTGCAGCGAGTCCTGACCGGGGTGAACGTGATGAAAATTCGTACCCGGGAGGGGAAGGTTACCACCAAGCTAGTCGGAACACGGATGTCGGGAGACATGTGCACTTCGTTGGGGAATGGTTTTACCAATCTCATGATGATGTTGTTCGTGTGCCGAAAGAGTGGCGTTCGCGTTGAAGGGTTTGCTGAGGGCGATGATGGGATATTCACCACAAGTGGTCCCATTGCCACCGCGTTGTTTTCGAAGCTGGGTGCCACTATCAAGATAGTAGAGGCTGAGGCTAATAAAGCCAGCTTCTGTGGCAACGTTTTCGATATGACAGAGAGAGTCAATGTTGTGGACCCAGTGGACAAAGTTGTCCGCTTTGGGTGGTCCTGTAGCCCGTTGGCTTTAGGCACTGGCCGGAACCATGCCATGCTACTCCGGGCGAAAGCGCTGTCACTGCAGTATGAGTACCCCGGTTGTCCCGTTCTGGCGAGCCTGGCCCGATGGGTGTTACGATGTACACCTGTTGTGTCTGATGAGAAGTATCTTAACGATGCAAGCCTCGACGATTGGGAGCGCAGGCGTTACCGCGAGGCCCGAGATTTTGAGGGCGTTCGTGACGTTCCTGTCTCCGAGCGGGCGCGTGTACTAGTTGAAGAGTTGTACGGATTGTCTCGTTCCGAACAGTTGTGGTTCGAGCAATGGTTCGACAACGCTTCAGAAATTTGCCCTATCCCGCTCAAGTTTTGTGATGCACAT